GTAGTGCTACACTAATTGATCTGTTCTACTGGCTATGCTTGTACTTCTTCAAAGAACTAAACGATATACCTATGTCAACTACTTGGGTGTTCGTTGGTATGCTTGCAGGACGTGAACTTGCTATTGCGAGCTTCACAGGCAAGATGAAGTTTAAGAGCGTGTTTCCTTTGGTAGCACGAGACTTTCAGAAGATGATGATTGGACTAGGTGCATCGGTAGCAATTGTGTTAGCGATACACTATGTATTAGTACCAAACGGATTCTAATCACAAAGGCAGGGTTCGACGGCCCTGCCTTCATACATACTATTACATTATAACCACGAAGTAAAATATGAAAATTAAAATAGAACTAGAAATTGATACAGAAAGTGAACAGGACCTAAGCACCATCGAAGAACTTATCGAGGCGCTAAAGCGACTGTCAGAGTATATAGAATGAAAATAGGAATTGCGGGATACGGTTATGTTGGACAGGCTCACGAAGCAGCACTGAAAGACTATCACGAGATATTAATCAGAGACCCGGCACTAGGCCACTACGCAGACTTGCAACACGCAGATGCAATTATTGTGTGTGTAAGTACACCAGCTAATGACGACGGGTCGTGCGACTGTAGCAACGTGTACGACATAGTGAGCAATGCGCCACCTGTGCCTATACTAATTAAAAGCACGATCAGTATAGAAGGTTGGGATTTAATTCGTACAGAGTTTGTCAAGTCTAATCTTACATTTAGCCCAGAGTTCCTACGTGCAGAAACAGCACTAGAAGACTTTGCTAACACAAAACACTTTATGATGGGCGGAGATGACGTAGGCCTTTGGTCCGGTGTGTATATTAAAGCTATGGGAAATATTAGTATATCTAATGCAAGTGTTGCAGAACTAATACTAACCAAATACGCAAGGAATAGCTTTTTGGCACTCAAGGTTGCATACTTCAACGAACTATATGACCTATGTGACCAATTAGAGGTTGACTTTGAAACTGTACGACAGTATACTATACAAGATGAAAGAATAGGAGAAAGCCATACTATGGTTACAGATGATCGTGGGTTTGGAGGACATTGTTTTCCAAAAGATACAAAGGCATTTGCAACTTTAGGAAAGCATTGCGGCACTCCACTGACTATTTTAGAACAAGCAATCCAATACAACATCCAGATAAGGAAGGACAACGTTTGAAAATGAAGATCATCACAGGCAACGCTAATCCATTATTAGCACAGGAGATTGCAGACTATTCGTTTGCATCTTTAGTACCATCAAAGATTAGTATGTTTGCAGACGGCGAAACGAGTGTAGAATTTTTAGATAATATTCGCGGTGAAGATGTTTTTATTATACAGAGCACAGCAACTCCAGTTAACGATAGTTTAATGGAACTGTTGATTATGATTGATGCGGCAAAGCGGTCAAGTGCTAGTCGTATTACAGCAGTCATTCCTTACTTTGGATATGCTAGACAAGATCGTAAGAGTGCAAGTCGTACACCTATTACTGCAAAGTTAGTGGCTAACTTATTAACAACAGCAGGCGCAGATAGAATCCTTACAATGGATCTACACGCAGGACAGATACAAGGCTTCTTTGATATTCCAGTTGATGACTTAACTAGTCGTGCGGTGTTTGCCAAAGACATTAAACGCAATGTTGGCATAGATGAACCTACAGTATTTGTAAGTCCAGATGCAGGCGGAGCAGTTCGTGCTAGGAAGTTTGCAGACATGTTCCATTCAGATATTGCTATTGTTGATAAGATGCGCCCACAAGCAGGCAGGTCAGAAGTCATGAACTTGATCGGCGATGTTAAAGATAAACACGCCATTCTAGTTGATGACATTGTTGACTCAGGCGGTACACTATGCAATGCGGCAAAGGCTATTATGGATGCAGGTGCGCTAAGTGTTCGTGCATATATTACACACGGTGTACTAAGTGGCGAAGCGTGTCAGAAGGTTGAGAAAAGTGTACTTACAGAACTTGTAATCACTAATTCGATTACAGACCGTTGTCCTAAGAATTGTAAAAAGACACGACAGGTTAGTGTTGCACCTTTGTTTGGTGAAGCAATTCGTAGAGTAACTAATGAAGAGAGTGTAAGTAGTTTATTTGTATAAGGGAGAAGCTTATAATGAAAACGCAAGATGATATTGATGCATTTAACAAACGAAACAAAGTGCAAGACAACTTAGACTTTATCGAATCTCATCCGCTAGTAAGCAGGGTAGAAGTTATTGGTGAAGGCAGAGAGTTTGTAAAGTATGACATGAACGGAATCAGCATTAGCTTCCAAGATGACGGTAAAACATTAAAAGTATTTTTAGGAGAGTAACTAATGAATATTCAACATACACCATTATTTGATACAGCTAAAATAGAAAAGATCTATACAGAAAAGGACGGCGTGGAAGTAAAGTATGTTTGCACAAGTGCTGCTAATTCAACAGCAGACTTTGCAGCTGACATTTTTTATCGTGCTACTCCGCATCCAAAGTTCGGCAATCACTATTTTGGGTTATACCGTAACCCCTATGCCAGCGATGCAACAGTTACGATTGCTAATGCAGATCCAATTGAAACATTTGAATTTGGAATGATTGAAGATAATGGCAAGTACTATTACAGTCAGCATCGACATGATTACAAGGAAGTAGGAGTAAAGATGATTGACGGTGGTCGTGCTTATATCCGTTCAGGCGCACATGATGTACGAGTGCTTAAAATTAAAGATGGCCAGTTTTTTGATACTTGAATGATGGGAGCAAACTGGCAAAGGAGTCGGCAACATTCCTATGTAAAGAAGTTTGCTTGGTTGCCAGTTTGGTCTGGTAGCAGTAAACGTATATGGTTACAAGACTATTACATTAGACACACGTTTCATGATAATAACGGCAAGCCTCCAATAAAAGGATATAGTTGGGACTATGTTTATACTAAGAATGAATACTTAATGGATTTAATAAAATGAAAGTTAAAATAAGCAACTACCCTAATAGACTTGTATGTAATATACATACTAATCATATGGATAAAAAGTATGAAGGGCTTTCGTATGAAAATCATACACATGAAGACCATGTGCTAGAAGTTATCGAAGAAGTAGTACAAAGCGTGTACAACGTGTTTAACTGGTTGTGGTTTGATAGACGCACACAAAAAGTAAAGGTACGTATTGACAAGTGGGACACTTGGAGCATGGACTCTACTCTTGCTCATATTGTATTACCTATGCTAGTACAATTAAAACGTACCAAGCACGGTGCTCCTTGGGTAGCAGTAGCAGATGTTCCTAAAGAATTGCGTCCTACTAAAAAAGATATTAATGCTTATAACAAAAACGGTACTACAGATAAAAACTTCTTCAAACGTTGGGATTGGATCCTAGATGAAATGATTTGGGCGTTTAATCAAAAGTGCCGAGATAGTTGGGAAGATGATTACTACGAGTATGCAGATGATGATACTGAACAATTTGGTTTGAAACTTCAATGGGAAGACCGTGAAGGACAGAAAGCACATCAACAACGTATGACAAACGGTTTCAACCTGTTTGGTAAGTACTACGAAAATTTGTGGGATTAACAACATGACTGATATGTTTGAAGTAGACGACGAAGCGATCCGTAATTTAGTAATACTGGCCAAGGCTGCATCTGAAGAAGATCCTATTGAGTGGCACGGATTAAAGATAACAGAAGAACAGGCGTATGTTATGATGGCAACTCATGTTTTAGATATGGAAAGGCATCACCTGACAGATGGCGCCATCATTGTTAAACTGTTAGTAGAAAACTTTATATTAAATCTTAAACTAGCAGGATTAAAATAAGTTTTAGTATTCCGCTATTTACTTAGAGCGTATGCCTCTAAGTGTTTGATATACTCACCCATTGAATGATCACTAAAGCTATCTATTTTACCTTGCTTCAGTCCCATCCAAATACCGCGCCACTTGTCTTTGAACAGTTGCCAGCCACTTGGATTACGTACTTGGCCATAAGCATTAATATAATGCTGAGTACCGTGATGTGTGTATCCCATAATAGCAAGAGGAACGGTAGTAACGATGTCATTATTGTTTCTCCATCTATGATGCACAACATTTAAGCTATTGCAATAACCTTTCCAACCTACTCGAGGTGATCCGTATGTAAACAGTTCAACTGGATCGTTTAGTTCTTCATTGTATTTGCAACGGCTTGCCATGATAGTTGCCATTCCTGCTCCTAGGCTGTGACCGCAAAACCAAAGCGTCTTGCCTAAGTTTGCTTTACGATTAATATCTTCCATGATCATTGGCCATAGTTCGTCAACCTCAGCTTTGAAACCTCGATGTACTCTTGATACAGTTTCAGCTATTACCGGTACTGCTTTTAAGTCTGCTTTAATATCATTAAACTCAGATGGTTGAGTTCCTCGACACGCAATGACTAGATCGTGCTTGTTCATAAAACGATATGCCTGTGCGCCGTCCTTTTGGTAAAACTCAGTAGTAGTGAAACCTAACCGTTTCGCTTGACTTGTTGCTTCTTTGACGTTATAATATGCTATAGAAGAAAGTTGTGCGAATAGTAAAGACCGTTCGTTAAAATTTAGTGTTGTTATACTCATTGTTGCCCTCCGTTATGTAGTAATATTTATTTTATATACGGTAAATACAATGTATAGGAAAGCGTGTAATGAAAAAACAAACCAGAAGCATCTTAGACGAACTGAATAATCTAGGCTTAGGCAAGGATCAAGACCGTTTGATAGAAACAACAGCAAACAATATAATAAACAGTTCAATTAATTTAATTAATAATATTAATAAGAATTATGATGCAGAAACTGCTAACGAGTTAGAACGCAGATTCCTTAATAGTATTAAGAGTGGTGATCCTCGTAAGTTCAAACGTGGCATGACTAAGGTTATTGAGAGCAAAAATAAATGAGAAATAAATTATTAGAAGGCGGAAACGTATTCAAAAAAGTTGAAGGCGAGGAAGTCATTCCATTAACACAGCGTATTGCTACAGTTGATGTACAGCCAACAATAGATTGGATCAATGCTACATTTGGATTTAAGTTTGTTGACGAAGACAAACTTGGTACAACAGGCAAGAAGACAAAAGAAGATGGAACGTTTGAAGAGAATTCATCAGGTGATTTAGATCTTAATGTTGATGTAAGAGAATTGCCTAAGGAAGAAATAGTTGCAAAACTTACTGCTTGGTGTCAAAAGCAAGGCATACCTGATTTAGAAATTATGAACAAGGGCAGAACTTTTACACAAGGCTGGGTTGCTAACGCAGGACTTCAAATACATTTTAAAACTCCGATCAGAGGTGAAGTTAAAAACGGCTTTGTTCAAACAGACTTTATGCTTACAGATAATCCTGCTCTACAGCGTGGAGCCAAGCGTGGTGGAACAGAGAATTACACAGGTGCTGACAGAGCAATATTGCTATCAAGTCTAGCAAGAGGCCGCGGATATAAGTTTAGTCCTACAAAAGGTATTGTTGATCCTAACAATGGAGATGCTGTTATTGCAGACGATTGGGATGAAATTGCAAAGATACTATTAGGGCCAACCGCAAAAGAAACTGATACACATACAGTTGAAAGTATGTTTGCAGTACTCAAGAACGATCCAAACTACGAAGAGCTTGTTGCTCCGTGGAAAGAAACAATGGCCAAGGCAGGCAAAGGCCTACCTGAGTCTGTAGCTGTCAAACAATTAGATAGAATTAAAGAACTAGCAGGATTAAATTTAACTAGTGTGAGAATGATATGAGGTTTTACGAGTTCATACAAACAGACAAGCCGGTCCTTAAAGAAGGTGCCCGCATTGATCATGCAGAGGACATAATCTTTTGGGAAGGTTCTAAAGGAGCAGTACGTGCGTTAGAATCATTAAAGGCTTTAGAGCAAGGCGGACACACAGACGTTACTATTAAATGGGACGGGTCACCTGCTATTGTGTTTGGACGCAATGAAGCTGGAGAGTTTATACTCACAGACAAAAGCGGATTTGTTAAGGCAAAAGGAGTCGAACGTGCAACAAGCGGAGATGAACTTGCAAACAATTTACTAAGTCGCAGTGGCGGCAAGAACAGAGAAGATCCAAAGCGTATAGCATTTGCTGGTAGTATGAAAACTATCTTTGATCAGTATGAAAAAGCAACTCCTAAAGACTTTAGAGGTTACTTACTAGGAGACTTGTTATACTACACTACACCAGAAGTTATTGATGGTCGATTTACATTTACTCCTAACATTGTTACATATAAAGTAGATGTTAACAGTGATCTAGGCAAGCGTATAGCACAGTCAACTACAGGTGTTGTGGTTCACAGATTGTTAGATGAAGCCGGAACACCTAGTCCTGTACCGCCACTCGACATGCAAGGCACAGAAGTGTTTATAGTTCCAAGTGTTACTGTTTCAAAGGCAGCAACAATAGAAGATGAAGACATTAATGTCTTAAAAGGAACAGTGTCACAGAACGCAGCGGCCATAGATCAAATGTTAGATACAAACAAACTAACAGAACTAAAAATGAAAGACTTGCCACAAATATTTTACACTTATCTAAATAGTACAGTAGACACAGGCATGAACAACCCAGCAGCAGGATTTTATAACTGGCTTAAAACAAGTAAGGTTAGCGGTGTTAAACAACAAAGGATAGCTGAATACCTAGGACAAAACAAAGGTGCTTATGAAGCAATGTGGCGTGTTGTGGAAGGTATTATGAAGATTAAAGATAAAATTATTAATCAATTTGATTCACATGATGCAGATGTTAAAGCATCAATTGGGGATCACGGACCTGTTTCACCAGAAGCACACGGCGATGGTGGCGAAGGGTATGTAATGACGCATCCAAAGGGCGATATAAAACTAGTATCACGAGGATACTTTACAAAAGCAAACAGATCAATAGCACGTTAGGAGAAAACGATGAAGATTAAAGAACTATTAGGTGAAGCATACGGTGATGATAATTTTGACCTAGGCAACCACGGCATGGAACTAGACAAAGATGATGATGGAGACAAAGAAGGGTTTAAACAAAAACCAATATTTGATCAACTAGGTAAAATAATAGACAGTCAATCTAATCCTACACCACTAAACACTGTTAAAACTGATGACGGAGAAACCATTGAAGTAGATCCTAACCAGGCACACGAATTGCGCAAACTATTACGTGCAGAAGGCATGAAGCCACAGATGAAAATGCGCTTCACTAGAGATTTACAACTAAGCAAGCATTTACATGATTTTATAGATAGTAAAGACTATCATAAGATCGGTTCTGTCTTTATGCAAAAGTACATGTAATATGCAGATGAACTTCTTACAAAATTTAGAAGAAGCGAGAATGACCCGCAATGATCAGAATGTTAAAGTTCTGACATATGCAGATTGTTGTGAAAGGCTGTATCTTTCACTAATCATTTTAGAACTGTTAAAGAACTTTCCTAACGCAACCAATGTAGTTAGGGGCTATGCTAGTAAAACATTGTCTGTGAATTATGAACGTTTTAAAATGAACAGTACCGACTTGTATAACTTCATTTATTTTGTTACAGGTGACGAACGTGCAATAGGAAAATTAAAAAATCCAGGAGCAGCGATGCGGTCACGAGCATCAACAACTCTTCCGGTGGATGGTGTGAAATCGTATTTAAGATCAATAAGCAGCGGTGCTACTAATAATCCGACACAGCTCTTTGTAAGGTTAGAAAATGTTCTTAACGTTACAAATACAGATTATAAAACTATTAGACGTAACGTAACAAACTGGAACGATTTAACATCTGATAAGAAAAGAGTTGTTGTAACTAAACTACTATACGCTACTAGAGCCAAACTAAGAAGCAGTGATATTATTGACGACTTAGAAAAGTTTACAAGTCAACGTGACCTAGAAAGTAATTGGGTTGATGATAACGAACCAACAATTAGTATTCCTGATATTAGTGCTGGTAGTAGAGACTATGTGTTTTATAGGTATCTTGTAGGGCCTGAGAATATTATGCTTGTGAAAGGCTTCTTAGAACTAGCGGCACAAGGCAAACCTATACCAAGTAACATGGTTAAAGCCATGCGTCCAGCAATAGCAGCACTAGATGATGTAGTTAGAGCAGGGCCTAGTTACATTAGCATGTTTAAGTCCATCCGAAATCGAGCCAAAAAGACCTTAAAGTAACATTTTTTTCCTTGTAGGCTAAATACAATATAAGAAATTAATAATGATTTCTGAAAACACTCTGGAGCAGAGTGTGCTATTTATGAAACAGGAGAAATAAAATGGCAGCATTAGACGCAGGTTTGGACATTGATCGCATTCACGGTTCAACAAATTTTGTAGCAAATACACTTTACAGTGTAACACAAACAGCAGCATACTTGATTCAAGTATTTGAAGATGACGGCTCAACAGCTATCAACTTAACAGCCCAAGACGGTGGCGACGGCACAACAGGTGTTAGTGGTCAGTTAATTGAAGCGATTGTACGTGAGTGTCAACCACTTATGTATATGGCAGCACCATCAGGTGATACTAACGCAATCTACATGATTGTTGACAATCACGCTGTAGACGCAGCTACACTACAAGCACGTATCCGTAACTTAGGTGCGACTAGTAGCAACCAACGTAACTTCGTTTCTAGTGATGGTGATGGTACTACAACTACTATTGACATCGGTGGAACAACTGTTACACTTGGTACAGCAATTACAGTAGCTTAATAGGCACTTTACTAAAGGGCCTTTAGGGGCCCTTTACACTATATAAGCTATTAACATAGGAGATAAAAAATGGCAACATATGATTTTACACCAGGAAATGGTGGAGCAAACGCAGTAGGCACATTAGAAACTACTGGTTCAGTACAAATGTTCGTTATCGGATGTGACAGTGCTTCAGACGGTACAGACGATGCACCGGTTGATCTACGTGCAGTAGACGCAGTACATGGTTCATTGTATGACCTAATTTTGCGTGAACTACAACCTCTAATGGCACATGCTATTAACGATAATTCAGGCGTAATGAGTGTATTGATGGATTCATCTAGCAACACACCAGCTACAATTGCAGCACGTTTAGCAAACTTGAGCGGACTTGGTTCTGACACAACAGTAGAAGTAGCTGCTAGTTTTGCAGTAACGGCTTAATAAATTCTAACTACCTTAGAATCGTGAAGTTGTAAAAGGCGTCACACTAAAGAGTCACTTTTTTAAGTGGCTCTTTTTTTATGACTTAAATAGATGCATGAGAGTAACGATAACCACAGTAGTTGATATTACAGAAACCAATGCTAGAAGAGACGATCCAGCATTACATAAACAACAGCAATCAAATTATTTGACCTTGTTGCAAACTGTGGGGTTACGGGTTCAGCCCACTCCAATTGGGTGCAATTCTTTTGTAGGAGATATAAGCGGCTACGGCTTTGGAACTTCTATTGCAGACAAGCAACGGTATTGGGTATTTGAATTTACGTATGATTATGTAGGCGGACTTTCTGAAGAGATGCTTATGGACGACTTTGACCTTGTACCAATTGTCACACAGTTAACTGATACAGCAACAATTTCAAACGGAGCATTTAGGACTAAGCACAAAACTGATTGTAATATTATATTTAAACTGTCTGATAACTAGCCTCAGGTAATAGTATAAATAAACGTACTACACATTGTAGTAAGGCAAATATTACAGCACATTAGGTACACTTAGGCCCCTTGCACGAGACAACGCAACGGAGAGAAATAATGGCAACTGCCTTAGAAAAGAAGAATTTAGAAGCACATGTTGACCTATGTCAACAGAGATATGAAAACTTAGAAAACCGCCTAAGCGCAGTTGAAAAGAAGCTACATCATGTGCATCAAGACATACAAGCTGGAAATAAGTCTATGATTAAAGTAATCATAGGAGCAACAGGTACTATTGTTGCAGGTTTATTGTCCACCATTGTCGTTCTCTTAATCAACTTCACCTAGAAACACTAAATAAGTGTATGTTATTAAGAGAACTTACATATCCCCTTACCGAAGCTCAATTAGAAGCTAAGATCAACGCGGCTATCATTGCAATTAAGTCTGATGGTAGTATGTGGCGCAAAGTTAAACAAGGTTCTATAAACAGTCCTGCGTTAAAAACTATTCAAACTGCCCTAACCCAATTAGGATTTCCTGCAAAAGCTGATGGCTGGTTTGGTCCAGGCACAGCAAAGGCAGTAAGAGACTTCCAAACATCAAAAGGCCTTAAGCCAGATGGAGACCCAGGACCTAACACACTTAAAGCAATGGCAAATGCTGTTGGCGGTGGCAGAGGCAAGTCAGTTGAGAAACCTGGCGAAAGACAAGCATACTTAGATAAGAATAAAGAAACTCCGGTAGCGCAAGCAGGGCCAGAAGTAGCACCGGGCACAGGAAAAGATGGACCTGCAGGTGGAGCAAAACCTATTGCTGATTTTAAAGGTGCTGACACAGCTGAAAAAGTTGTTGCAGTTGTTGATAATGCATTAACAATAGCAAGAGAAAAAAATGACCCTAATGAAATAGCACAAATTATTGCCGCAGGTGATGCGAACTTTAATAATGTTGCTGGGCCAGGCGAAAGAGCAGACAGGGCAACAGCAATTATTTCAAAACTTACACCTGTTGAACTAGAAAACCCTGTAATTAAATCAGCAGTAGCTGCTCAACAATTACAGGTAGACCTAAAAGAAATGGATCCTGAAGAAGCTCTAAGAAAGTTTGTACAATCAAGGTATGCATTTGTAATTCCGGAACGGTTTAGAGGCAAAGCAACTGACCAACAAAAATTTGAAGCTATGGTTAGAGCAGCACAAGACGAACAAATGATGAGTGCGTTTGTAGAACCAAACAAAGCAACTGAAATAATACAAGACGAAATAAAGAAAATAGAATCTGATCCTATGTCAGCAACCAATCAAGACAAGGATAGAACTAATACAGACAAAATGCCTGCAGGTGCAAATAGTAAATCTCCAACTGGCGACTTTGATGGCCCAGGCAACATGACACAACCTAACGCCGGTGATGATAGTGGCATGACTAGTTCAAATACTGATAACACAGTTAGCAAAGAAACACCAACAGAAATTAAAACTGATGTTGAAATTAACGATTTTAAAGCAGCAGTAGATGATGCACCAGAAACTGAGAAACCTGTTGTGGGCGGCATGACACAAGAAGTAAATAGCGCAGTTCAAATACTAGGCGGAGATTTATCTACAAGCAATTTAGAGAAACTTGTTGTCATAATAGAAAAGCAAAGCACTAAACCAATACTACAAAAAATAATCGGTAGACGATTAGAAAAACTTTACAGCAAAGATGACCTTGCAGACCTAGAGGGCATTGAAGGTGACGAACTAGAAGCAGCTAAGATGCTTGTACAACTTAAAGTAGCACTAATGGATGGTACGGCAACAAACTTTGTTTATAAACCAGCAAGCGCAACTGCTACAAGTAGCGGAGAACTACCAACAGGCCCAGGCGGAGACGAACCATTACCAACAGGAACAGGTAGCGGACGAGGCGATGGCAGTGCAGAAGTAGCTCAAAGACGCAGAGATGCTACAACAGGTACTACTAATACAGCAGGTACAACAGGCAGCGGACGAGGCGATGGCAATGCAGAAGTAGCTCAAAGACGCAGAGAACGTGCAGTATTAGTAAGCACAGTTGAACAACTTTACCTTTCAATGAAGGGCGGTACTGGTATTGGTACATCAAAGAATAAGTTAAACCGACAGTTGAAAAAGATTAAAGACGAAGCACAATATAATTTTGTTGCAAGCGAATATAAAAAAGAATATGGCACTGATTTGTTTGATCACTTCTATGATGAAATGAGCGACAGGAACATCAAGAAATATGTAGCACCAGAAATGGAACGTTTAGGTATTGATATGCCTGAGCGTAGTGAGTTTGAAAGTTTTACATACGAAAGTATTTTAGACGGACTAGGTAATCTTGTTAACGAAAGACAAGTATGGGCAAAGGCAGGATCAAAAGTAGTACGCAAGTATCGTTGCATGAGTGGCAGACGCAAAGGTAGAGTAGTCGGAACACCTGGACAATGTTTTGCAGCACCGGATATTAAAAAACGTATTTTATTAAAAAAGACAAAGGCACGTTTAGGAAATAGAATGACTAAAAAGGCCAAACGTACTAAAAGAACTAATCCTGCTTCTAAAAGAGTAGCACAAATGAATAAGTCGTCAAGATGATAGTATTAGAAGTATTAGAAGAAGGCGCAACTCGTGTGTGGAGTAGATCCGGCGGCAAGCAGACTCGTAAGTTTAGGTGTCAGTTTGGTGCTAGAAAAGGACAAGTTAGAGCAAGTCCAGCGGCATGTAATGCGCCAATTAATGTAAAGAAAAGTGTTGGTCTAAAGCAAACAAAAGCAAAACGATCAAGCACAATGAAAGTTAAGTCAGCGATATCAAAAAGAGCAAACCCAGCAAGTGTTCGCTTGAAGAGGTTAAACACACCAAGTAAGACACCCTTTGGAAGGAAGAAGTTTAAATGAGAATGCACGAATTATTAGAAAACGAGTTAGATGTAATGTCAGCTGACGATAAGCAGGTAACATTAAAGGATCCTAAGACAGGGATTGAGACTAAAGTTCCAAGAGATCCAAAAAAACCAGGTGTTATACAAAAAGACCCAAGCGATGCAAGCGGAAAACGTTTTGTAATTAATCCAGGGCAAAACGGCGAAGTTGACAAGGGCATTCAGCCAGGAGCTAAAGTAGTTATGAAGGCACCGATGTAACAACATGAAAATGAATGAGCTCATAAATTCATTTGAAATATTTACAACCAACGAAGAAAAAGATTTGTTGGGCAAGATCGACGCGAGACCGCATCCGATCAGCTCATATACAGAAAGAGAACAAACCATAATTAATAACATGGTGAAGAAAAGTTTAGTAAGTAAAGTACGCGACAGAGATCTCTTTTTGGTTATGAGAAATGATTGACGAAAATTTATTAAAACAACTTGAAGAAATAGTAAACAGTGTTGATTTAACTGTTATCCCGTATCAACGAGGTAACAGCATACGAATTAAACATTTTGTGATACGTAAAAGCAAACATGGTTATCTAATATATGATAGTCAGGCTAATAAGCAAGTAACTAGTTACTACAGTAAAGCTGCGGCAGTAGCCCATGTTTATTGTAATGTTAATAGGATACAGGATCATGATAGAATAAAGAGATTAGATGACACATTAAGTAAACATCACGTTGATAGTCTTTTTTATAAGAATACTGTACAGACAACTAAAGATGAATTAAAAAGATCAGTAGCAGAACTTAGACTAGATATTGCGCTACATGATACCCAAGATGCTAAAGACCAATTAGAGTATTACATTCTAGGTTAATTGGCTAAATAACTATAACAGCATATTAAAACATTAGGAAGAGCCCGATGAACATTAGAGAAATTAACAAACCCATGACAGCAGCTTCATTGAACGAAAGCCTTGCTAAAAGATTTGGAAAAAAGATTAACCTAGAAGCTTTTACTTTAGAGCAACTAGAGGACGCTCGTAATAGAGTACGTACAACATTAAGTCAATATGAGACTAATGAAAGTTTTGACGCAGTGCATGATGAAAAATATCAAAAGAATAAACTCTTCCTTGATGTTCTTAATGCCGCAGTGTTAGAAGCAGACGTAAACGAAGGCGAAGTGCCTGCAGCACTAAAAGCATATCAAGATAAGAAAGCAGGCAAGAAGCCAGCAGATAAGAAAGCAGGCAAGAAGCCAAAAGACGGTAAGATGCCAATGGATGATAATGGTACGCCAGATGATAAATCGGACGATAAGCCAGCATTCCTTAAAAAGAAAAATGAATCAAAGAATATAGATGAAGGTAAAGCAATTATTAACAATTACTTTACTTCGCTACTAGAAGGTGCAGAAGACAAAGCTGAGCTAGTAATGGCATCCAAGGACATGGTTGATCGTGTTACAGGTTGGATGGAAGACACAGCAGAAATGCAAGCTGAATCTATGCTAGAACTAGGTGATGCTATCCGTGACGAAATGGGTCAAGCAGAATCAGAAACGTTTATTGGTACAGTTAAGCCAGCATTAGAAAGTTTATACACAGCACTAGAAAGCACAAGAGCAGCACTTACTAACGGTGTAGCACAGATAACTGGTGAAGGCGGAGTACCTACTCCAATGGGTGATGAAGAGCCAGCTATGGACGCAGGCATGGACGCTGAAATGGAACCAACTATTGATGCTGAAGATGACTTCGGCGGCAGTGAAGCTGCGGTAGGTGGCGAAGCAGAAGCTGGACGTGAAAAGCGTGAAAGTAAAATTGCAAAAAAGAAAATGATCGAAACTAGTCGCAGACTAGGTACAATTCTTTCAACTAGTAAATAGAGATCAGACATGAGAGTGTCTGATATCATATTAGAAGAACCCAATCTTATAGCAAGTCAACTTGTACAGGTATTAAGAACTGTTATTAACAGTGCTGATCAAAACAAGCAAAGTGTATACCTACATTTTACTAAACCTAACAGGGAAGAAATAAGAACAGGTTCTAAGAATCTTGATCTCAATAAACTCATGCAGAATGTAGGCGGCGAACAATTTGACTACGGTACATTTAAAGCTGCTTACGATACCGATGCAAGAGTTAAAACAATGGTAAACAATTTTAACGAAAAAGGCATAGAACCTAAAACAGCAACAGTTGCTAGAACAGGTGATGCTCCTCAACAAGACGCTGAGGGTGATAAAGTTGGTGCCATGGCTAAGTCAGCAACTGACTTAGGCGATAAACTCTAAAAAAACTTCTTGACACTACTGTAAACTTATGTTATACTATGTGTAACTTATGGAGTATACTTATGACAGAACGAACTGATGAACAGATCATCACACAAATCAAAGAACTAATTGTAGAACAAGTTCAGCCAGCAGTAGCAGGACACGGCGGAAACATTGAGTTCCTATCGTATGCAGACGGCGCCTTACTGTTAGAACTACAAGGTGCGTGTTCAGGATGTGCAGGATCAACGGCAACACTAAAGTATGGTGTTGAACAGATGGTTAAACACTTTGTACCAGAAGTAACGTCAGTTGAAGCACAAGACGGCTTTAGTGAAGTAGATCCATATTATAGTGGCGGCATGGATAGTTGGGATATGATTCCTATGAACCAAGACGGACTTGATTATGAGTAGTTTAATTATGTCCAAGTACGACTATCAGCCTATAAGCCGCAAACAAGTTGAAGGCAAGCGTAAGTACATGACACCCGATGGCGGCGCAGTTGCTAGTGTTACAACTATTCTAGACGCTACAAGTGACAAGTCCGGACTTATGGCTTGGCGCAAGCGTGTAGGTGAAAAGAAAGCACAAGAAGTTGTTACTGAAGCAGCAGGTGTTGGCACACGTATGCACAAGTACCTTGAAGACTATGTTGACTTTGGTGAACTACCTACACCAGGTGGCAATCCGTTTGCTAAGAAAGCACACAAGATGGCTCAGGAAGTAGTTAAACATGCTATGTGTGATGTTAACGAGATATGGGGTAGCGAAGTTGCTCTTTATGTTCCGCAAATGTATGCAGGCACTACTGACCTAGTTGGACAATACAAAGGCCAAGATTGTATAATGGACTTTAAACAGACCAACAAGCCTAAGAAGCTAGAGTATGTACAAAACTACTTCTTACAGCTAGTAGCGTATGCTGAAGCCCACAACGCAATCTACGGCACTGACATACGTGAAGGTCATATCTTTATGTGTAGCCGAGGTGATGACGGTATGGAATTAGGTGGCGAAACTTATCAGCAATTTGATGTATGGCCAGATGAATACGACGAGTGGAGACATGAGTGGTACAATCGAGTGTATACTTATTATGAACTACACGCATGAATCAACTAAGATGACTAAGATCGGCATCACTGGCACTCGCGATGGTATGAATGAAACTCAGTTTGAGTTAATACATGAGTATCTAGATCGTGATGAAAAGTTTGAA